TCTTGTATACTTCGTTATACTTTTCATATAGCGAAGGAAGCAAAACCTCTACCTGCCAGCGCCCCAGCTCTAAAAGATCAGGGTAAGTCTCTTCAAAATGCTTACTCAACCCATCCATTATAGGCTGGTAGTTGTCCCCCAATGAAGTTTTAAAACCTGCATGCGTATCCTTCTGCTTATACTGAAAGTATAGATACTGCAGCTGCAGAGGGGTGAGGTTAGAGAAAGGAATATTCTTTCTAATTATCTTATTTAATTTATCTTTATTTTTTCTGGTAGGGTCTTTATCAAATTCTGCCTGCGCATCCTTTACCTCTTGCGGATCTTTCAAGAACTTTCCGTCTTGTAGCTCAAGGAAATCTATAGACTTCCTATATTCCTTAATCTTTTTCGCGTAGTCTTTCCCTAAATACTCTTCTGTCTTTTCCGTAAGTATCTGATCCAAAGCCATCATGCTTTCTTTGTACATACGGGTAGACTCATTCACCTTTCGGTATACAAAGTCTTTTATAAAACCTTCGAAGGCTGCACCAGGAGATTTATCTAAAGCTGAAGACAGTTGGCTTAACCCCAGCGTCCCCATCTTTAAGTACTTATCTATATTGTCTCCTATCTTTTTAAAGTATTCTTTAAGGGCGTTCCTTCCGTAGTTAGAAGCCTTCTCATCTGCCCTCTCTTTAAGGTCTTTCCTTATACGCTCCAGCACCTCTGGATCTGTGAAATCTAATACGTCTTTATAGCCTTCTAAAGCTTGGTGGAATAGGGCTGTATTTTTCGCATACCTTTTTGATCTTTCCTTCGCCGCTTCCTTATAGTTGTTGCGACCTTGAGTGATAAGATCTTTCAGGTTGTTATACACCTCCGCTAACTGATCCGCTTTACGGGGGTTACTATCCTCCATGAGCTTAGCATTGTTAATACCCAGCGCTATATTCAACACCAATAGCTGCGTCTCTTCTTCCTCTGTCAGCTCTAACTTTTTATTTAATTCTTCTACCTGTTCGATAAGTTTAGTCTGCTCCTTGATGATATCATCCTTCACTTCTGCAGCCTTATACATCTTATCTTTTATAGACTCCACTATTTTATATGTGGCCTGATCTATCTTAATCAACTTCTCTAAACCACCCACCTTAACTAAAAACTTATTGTCCAATATTTTTTGGATAGCTTTATTTAATATAGATACATTTTTTTCTGCCGCCAACGACTCAATCTTTTCAGTAAGGTTCCTTAGATTTCCTTTCAACCACTTAGGCTCAGCGTCCTGTATCGTTCTCAGTAAGTTTCTAACTTCTGTTTTATTAAACGCAGCTTTGGGCAACACCTCACGAATCGTTCTTTGCAACTGTCTCTTGACATCTCTAACCTCTCGCGCCCCTCGTATCTTCTGACGTACAATCTTCTTTAGGGCTGTGATTTTTTTACTTATATCTTTAACCTTACCTCCGCCTAATGCTTCTTGCATAGATGCTTGTAGCTGCTGCTGTAGGGTAGAGAGTTCTGTCTTAGACTTCACCCCTTCCGTAGCCTCCTTATATACTTTACGGCCCATCATAAACTCTATAGATTCGTTTATCATATCAACCATAGTTGCCTGCTTATCTTTCGGGCGCTTCAAGTTTTTCTTAAGTAAAGAATTAAACTTCTTCATTGTAGCTTCATATAGTTTCCTACCCGCTACCATTCCTCCTGGTACGTTTCCAAATACAGCAGGCATAGACGCAAACATATCTACATCTACTTTAAGAAGATCGTTTATCTCTTTAACTTTTAATTTCTTTTTTCCCTTCCATGTCTTCTGAAGGAAGTATTTTATCTCGGAGTCTTCGAACCCTGCAGTTCGTGCAAGTTTAATTATCTCTACTGGATCCTGAAACTTATCTGCTATCTTCTGGAACCTCTGCCCTAAGAACGGATTGTAGAACTGTCCCTTCGCATCCTCGAAGTGGTATCCTGTTAGGTCTCTGGTAAACTCCTTGTAGTCTTTAACTAAAGTAAGACCATACTTCCTCCCTAATTTTTGTAGCTGAGCCATGTCCACGTACTTAGGTATAAACCCTTTACGATTCATCTTAAACTTACGCGCTTCTTTAATACCTAACTGCTGACGAGCAGCAGGCTTCTTAGGACTCGCTATAACCTCATCTCTGTAAGCCATAGCGTCATCATACTCCTCAAATGTTTTCTCCTCGATGTTTATCTTTCCTTCAGGATCGTATACCATAGCTACCACATCAGGTGTGCCGTGATCCTTTTTGTTCCACCCTTCTGGAGCAAACTCTTCATTAAATGGAGTACGAGACACTACTCTAAACCCCTGGTCTTCGTAGAGCTTAGTTAATCGTCCGTCAAAATTATCAAGTTTATTACCCCCTGCCTCTATTAACAGAGGCATAAGTCCTCTTAAGGTACCCTTCTGCGCTACCTTTCCCTGTCTCTCTCTGGCTACATTAGGATTAAACAATCCTTTAATATCACCGTCCGGCGTAACTACACCAAATGTCCCCTTATACTCTCTGATCTGAGAGTCTTGTAATGTTTCTTTTCCTACCTCATCCACTGCCCAGGCAAATGGGCTGGTATCTTGGAAGAATTTCTGCTCATTCAAATATTTTTGTACAGAAGGAGCCTTCTGCTCACGAGGGGCAGGCTTTGACTCTTCGGTAGTTACATCCTCCTTGCTTTCACTCGTATCAAAATATGCAATTTGGTCTTCTCTGCTAACGTCCTCAGTACTCTCAAGCGTATTTCTTACTCTCTTCTCTGCGGTATAAAATAATCTTTTCGTGACGTTACGAGCTTCTACCTCCCCCATAAGCCTCTCGTACATTGCGAAATTACCTAACTTCTGAAGCGATTCTCTAACAGGCTCAGATATCTCATCGGCAACATCTAAAGCTTCATTCATTCCCCCTTCTCTCTGTGCAATCTTAAGCTTTCTTCTATCCATTTCAGGGAGCTCAAAATAAAAGTCTTCTAAAGCTTGAGCAAAATCTGCGTCTTTGTCAATCAATCCTCTCTCAACAAGATTATCAAAGGTGTCAAGATAGAAGCCCATATTCTTCTCTAAAAACTCTTTAGTCATAATTTTATCTAAAGCCACACCCTCATGCTCACCTATAGCTTCTTCGATAGTAAAAGAAAGAGCTCGTAACATCTCATTCTTTATAACTAATTCCTCTTTACTCCCCTCCTTTTCAGCTTGTTTTACCAGCTCAGGGTTGTAGGCGAATGTAGACTCATTACCCCCTATAGCAAACCCTTCTTGGTATTGGACAAAGTGCTGGAGCTCATGAACTAAGTCTTGAACAACCCTGTATTGATTTTTTACATTTATCTCAATAGAGGGTAACATAAATTCATTACCCGGCATATACCAGGAATTTTCTTTACCCTCAGGCCTGACCTGTATAGACACCAATATATCTTTTGTTTCGGGATATGCGTCGTAGAACTCGGGGGCATCATATATATCCGAAAGTTTCCAAACACCTGTGCCCTCCTCCTTCAGTCTTCCGTCTTGTATCTCATATTTCCACTTCCCGTCTGCCCCCAACTCCCATCCTGTTATCTCTTTAATAGCTGCGGGGTTCATCATATTTTCTGTAGGAGCGGCAAGGACACCCTCCTTCTGCATCATGTAAGCTTCATGCTCAATTTTAGCGTACTGTAAATCCTCTCTTACCTGTGCGGAAAGCTCTGCATTCTGTCCTATAATCTGCTCTCGCTTCGAGACTTTAGCTACTTTAGGTTGAGACCCCGCGCTACTTGTAACATTGGCTTTCTTAAACCGCTCTTTCGTTTGCTCTGCTTTACGAGATACATTCGGTCCTGACTGGTTGTACTTGGTGTACTCCTCCGTCACATCGTAAGATTTATAAAACTTAGTAGGCTGATATATCCCCTCGATCTTTGCTTTTACAGTCCATGCAAAAGACGGATGGTAGTCTGCGTCACCTGGCTTAGGTTTGCTTATCTCAAAGTTTGTGTTGTCAAACTCTACTACACCCATCAGGTCACCCCCTTCAACACCTTTATTTAAAGGGTCCTCCAGCTTTAGCGCAAAAGCTTCTTTAGATTTCACCCCTATAGCTTCCTGATACTTTTTATTGGCAGACAGTTTATCGTTTAAAGCTTTCCTTAACTTAGGAGAGAAATTATTTGTAGTGTTTAAGAGCTCTACTATCTCTAATGGGTTCTTAGAGAAGGAGTTAAAGTTTCTTATATTCTTACCTAACTTCTTTTTAAATTGAGCGAAAGCTTTCTTGCCTACCTCATTCGTTAAGACTTCGTTGAAAGAATTTATTATATCCTTATTAGAAAGTATCTTATTATCTAAAGCAGCGTTCATGAGCTGCTCAAATATAGACTGTTGAAATTGCCACGACCCCTCGATGGTTCCAGCATGGGGCATAAACAACTTTGCGTTTCCTTCTTCCGAGTTCCTTATAAAGGATTCCGCCTGACGCTTATTGTTAAAGGCCGCCAAGTTAGAGACATCACCGATATTCAAACCCTGCTTCTCCATCATAAAAGGAACATAACTCTTCCCTCCCTGTAGATCCAAAGTAATACCATTACCTATATCCACTACACCTGCTGTAGTAAAGTCATACATGTTGGTAACAAAATCTCTCCCATCAAAATCTCCTAAATCTTTATTAGAAATAAATTTAGCAAACGACCTCTTGTCCGTCTCTACTTTAGGGGAGTTACGAGAGCCTTTCTGTTCCCTTACTTTAAGTTTCCCTACCTCTCCTCCGTCACCCTGTTCGGTTTCTAAAACCTCTACATCCCCCTCTTCTACCTCTACCCCTGCCGTTACTTTAGCCGCTAAGGTGTTGAGTAAATCTACCACATCTTGATCCTCTTGAGTAAACTCCGACACCTCGTATCCAAGTCTCTTAGAAAGTTTATCTATCCACCTACGCACCAGACTTTTCTCTGGAGCTTTTAGCTGGGTGTAGTTAGAAGATAGCTCCCCCAATACCTGAGCCAACCGCTCCTCATTCTTTATATTCTCCTCGTACCCCTCCACAAATTCTTCTATCTTCTTTTTTAAAGGAGAGTTTGCATCCAAAGACTTAGCCATACTTTGCATCAGTCTCTTCGTCACTTGTTGCGCTTGAAGGTCTGTAGAGATCTTACTTAATAAAATAGCGTGGAACGCTTCGTGAGCTACTGTAGTTCCTGAAGCATTTTCTAAGTTTATATGTATAGTGTTATCTAAAAAAGTTCCTCGCCCTCGAGACCCTGTAGCTGCAGTGAAATCTTCTGCGCTCTCATGCATTATAATTTTTACGTCTGGAGCTATTCTTTTTATAGCTTTAGCTGCCCTACTTACACGCCTCTTTACTGTATCTAATAAAGGGTTTATTCTTTTCGGAGCGTTCTTTTTATTTATAGAAACCGTTTCATCTACAGACTCTAACTGCTCACGCGGTATAGGCTGTGGCTCAAGAGGCTTGCTATCTTCCTGCTCCTGCTCTACCAACTCTTCTATCTGCTTCGCACGTTCCTCTACGGTAAGTTCTACTTTCTCCTCCGTTGTCTCTGGAGAAACTTCGGTTTCGCTTTCACTTTCAACGGCAACTCCCCCGGTGGTGTCTCCCTCTCCCACAGCTGCGCCATCTTGGGCTTGTTTTTGTACATCCACTTCCGTTGTGCTTGACTCTTGAATGGCATCTTTCTTTGGTTTTAAATTTGCATCTACTTCTTCTTCGGTACCTATCTTAGAGAGCTTATCTTTTATAGTGACAAGCATCTCTTGCTTAGCTTTATAACTCCCTAAGTCTGGATCCATACCGTCCATCTCAGACTCTAACTTATTTTTTAAGTACACCAACCCTAAAGCTTTTTTGGTTTGTGTAGGGGTAAGCTCTGTACCTTTCTCTATAGAGGCGGCTGCTCCAGAAAGAACTTCAAAGTCTAAGAGAGCTTGGTTCGCTTCTTCTTTTGTGAGCTCCTGGTTGGCTACCTTTAAATCTAACTGCGTCTTGTATGCCTCTACTGTAGTTCCGTCCTTACGTATTTCGTTAAACAGTGACACCATCTCATCCGACACCTCATCTATATCTCCCCTATTAAAGGCTGTCGTTAAAGCTCGAGGAGTTCCCATTACAAAACCACCTACTGCCTCCGCTAAAGCTCCTCTTATCACCTGGTTATTAAACTCCTCGGACCACATCTCAGGGGTATTGAACATCTCCTTCTCATACATATCGTTCCACACGTTCTTCATCCCTATCTCCGCCACAGTTTGTAGCCCCCCTGTCTCCGCCTCTACGGCAGCGGCTCCCCCTACTATACCTACGCCACGTAAAGCTTTGCTACTATACACTCCTTTAGCTATATTACTTTCTACCACCTTTTTAAATGTCTCCGAGAACATCTTTGGTGTAGCTCCTTTAGGAAGAAGTTTCGTCACCTGCGTCATCAGCTTACCCATCATAGGGCCCTTCGCTAAACTACGCAGACCATACGTCTCCAGTATAGCTGTGCTTACGGCTAAAGGAACTGTTAGAGCCTTCTTCTCTGTCTCCGTAACATACTTAAAGTCTGGATCGTTCTCCATCTCCTGCATCAAAGCGTCGGTCTGAAGTAAGCTAAAGCCTATAGTCTGAGATACAGCGCCAGGGCTGGTAGCATAGTTTTTAAACCTCTGGACAAGTTTTGCCAATGGCTTTTCAGCCCCTTTAAATTTAGGGCCCTTCCCTCTACCTATTAAACCTAATAAAATACTGGGGAAAGACTGAGCCAAGCCTAACGCCCCTTCCACAATAACACTCTCCGATTGAGCGGCCACCCTCTCCTCACTTACGTCATCGAATCTGGCAACGTCTAATAGGCTCCTTACCAGCTGCTTGGTAGGCTCTTTGTTTTCTTTCACCTCCTGATCCATCACCAACCTTTTCAATCTCTCTCCTGGGCTTGTATCAGAAGCGTAATCTGGAATATCCTCCCATCCCCCGTTACCCAATATCCCTCCTTCGTTATTCCACATCTTTAATCCGTCAGCATTAATCACACGAGACGGATCATAACCCTCAGCTTCTAACTCTTCTCGTATCTCTTTAGGATATCTATTCATGGTGGCAGATATACCTTCTCCCTCAACCCCCTCTGCCTCAAAAGTACTCTCCATCAACCCTTCCAGCCACTTATTATACACGGCATCGTCCTCTATATTCTCGGGGATGTCGTAGCCTAAATCTGTTGCTATAGTTATATATCTCTCCTTCCTCTCCTCCTCCGTCATCCCAAAGTCTTCATCCACCGTTTGAGCTACCCCGTAGAATAAATCCATAGGTATACCTGCAGCACTCGCTAAAGGACCTGTAATTCCTGAGAGGATATTGTTCCATCCTGCTTTTAAAAATGTTAACCCCGCAGAACTGTCATCCTCCTTCATAGTGAGATAGTTCCCTACTGCGCTATTTATTTTATCTGAATAAATCTGAAACTCTCCTACCTCCTGTTGTAATTCTCCTTTTACTCCCGCTAACTCACTCTTCTTTTGTATCAACGCATCATACTCCGCCTTAAACTCTGGCCCCCTTTCACTTAACGGCACTTGTGTCATAGCAGTTATAGCGGTATCTATCTCCCCCTGTTCCCTTAAATAATCTTGGTATCGTAAACCCAACGTTTCGGACTGGTCTCTAACGCTTTGTATATCTCTATCTACCGCTTGACGGCTAAAGTATTTCTTACGGTTTAAATCGTAGGAGTATGTAAGCTCTTCCATCTCTGGGTCTACCCTCCTGTTCTGCTGTAAAAAATTCTGCAACTCTATAGACCCTTGCTCCTCTCCTCCTCGAGTGAAGGGGTCTAAATCTATTTCTATCTCCTCCCCATTATCAGCCTTTACAATCATAGCGTCCCCTATCCCCGTCTGAGAAAAGGTAAATCCATAATCAGTGAAATGATACTTCATTCTATTTACCACCTCTTCCTCTTCTCTCCCAATTAAATCTGGAGTAATAAAAGCCAGCGACCTCTCGAAAGTTGTAGCGTCAGCATCGTATGTGACGTTAGTTCTATCTGCAGGGTCTACAAAAGCGCGCAACATCGGGTTCGTCGCGGAAGTTACAATACCCTGCGCCATTGATTCAGGGGTTCCGCTTTCTTCCCTCGGGTCGTAAGCGGCAAATTCTGTTACCGTTTCCGGAGCTTCTTCTACCTCGGCATCAAAAACAGATTGGTCACCCTCTTGAGGAACGGAAGACTCCGATGAGATAGGCTGTTCCTCCACGACTGGTGTAGTGGATTCCATAACGTCCTCTTGAACAGTAGGTTCTGACGCGCCTTTTTTTTTTAAGCCTAACTCAGGAAACTTAGCATTAACAACGTCATAGTCATAGTCATAATGCTTCGCTGTTTCTACGTAGTCCTTTAACACCTGAAGATCTACGTCTGCAAGTTCAGGAAATTTAGGCATAACTTCCTCCCAGTTATAATTAGAAGCTTCAGCTGTCGCTATTAAATCTTTTAATACTTGCTCGTCCATAGTTAAGTTCTTACTTTTCCTCCGCTGTTATTACTTGTGCTTGACTTTGATCCTTTTCCTTTAGCCCTCCTTTCATTTATTACTCTCTGAAGTTTAGTCTGTAGATCTGATGGATCTCTCCCGTCAAATGTTATTTCTTCTACCTCCCCATCAATAGTAACCGTTACGGTAGGATTTGAGAACCAATTACCATCAAACTGAACTTCATAGTTACTTGTTATACCTTTCAAGGTTTTTGCTAAAGTTTCTGTTACAGCTGCTGAGATAGCTTTTCCTCTCTCCCCACTATCTAACTTAGAAGCCTCAACAAAACTATCGCCTAATGTTCCCCCCTCCACATCAACAACCACACTCGCTAAGCTAACCGGTTCAAAGGTCTCTTCTCCCGTACCTTGGTAAGAAGTTGTCTCTCCCCTTCCTCCTCTATCTACCAATCCGTCTGGATTCTCTTGTATGTACTCATCCATAAGCCCTTGGGTAGACCCTGTTACTGGAGCCACTTTAGTGAGTAGGTTCTGTACCAACAGCTCATCGGCTACCGGGATAGGCTGTCCATTTTCATTTAATATCTGATCACCATTTGCATCCAACTCAAACTTCGCTATCCTCTCAACCTCTCCGTTAGCGTAGTTGACGAGTATGTAGTTAGGATCAGTTGATCTATCGATAGGAGTTTCTTCATCCATAGGATTGTCAGGGTTAGCCTTATCCCATGCAGTTTTCAAACTTGAAGCAGCCGAGTTAAACTCTGTATTGTCTCCAGTAATTACCTCCATGGTTTGGTCTATATACCCAAACGAAGAGCTTTGCTCTTTACGTGCTCCAGCTTTAGCTGGAGAGTCAGGGTCGAATCCTTTAACCGTCTTTATTTTTTTGTCTATCTGAGACTCTAAAGATAACCTTGCCGCCTCTTCAACTCGCGCTATCTGCTCGGGGCTATAGTCAGGTATTAAATCGCCCGATCCACTTGGGTCAGGGATCAGTCTTACTTTGTCGGGATCTTCAGCCAACTCCTCGTCTGACCAGCTTTGATTATATGTCTCGGGGGTAAACCCAAGTTTATCTTGAGCTATGCTGGCAATCCTACCCCTCGTAGAGGTAAGGGTTTTTACCAGACCCGTCATCATTTCTTTGCTCTCATCTAAATCTCTCCAATCTTCTATAGTACGTACAGCTTGGTTATTCAATAAAGTAGAGTTGATAACTTCAGCTAAAGCTCCCACTTCTGTCTGAGCCATTTCAGTTGTACTGGTGTAGTCGCTTCTATTTGTAGCTCTTACACCTATAGTCCCTAAACTGGTTTGGTTAGCTGGGTTGTTAGGATCGTAAGGCTCTCCTGTCGCAGGATCATTGCCTGTCCTTACATACGCAAGCTCTCCCGTAGCAGCATTGCCAGAAAGCTTCCAATTTTTCAAAACCCCAAGCCCTGCTACACTTCCGTTAACCGCTTGCTCATATGTATTAGACTCGCCCTCCTCCGCTCTCCTGTTATTCTCATTAAAATCTTTTTCAAAACTACTCAAGTTCTTTTTAAGAAAAGTAAAGCTATCGCTTACTCTTTGCTGATACCTTTGGTTTTCACCTGGAGTAACAAGACCTCTACGTACATGATCCATCTGCACAGACAGGGCGTTCTTAGCCCACTCACTGCCCTCTAATACAGACTCGTTAAGAGTTTTATTATTGTACTGATCGAACTCTCCAGCACGGTTCATCGCCTCAGTAGTCGCCTTCTCTATCTCCGCCTTCTGAGTTTCCCTGTCGTCACGTACAGTGTTAATGGTGTCCGTTAAGTTCTTACTTATAGTACCCCAATCGACCTGCGTTTTCGCCAGGTCTCTCTCTTCTCTATATACGTACTTATCGGTATCTAATACCTTACTCGATATACTAAAATCTTTTGCCATTATTAATTGAATATTGAGAAGTCAAAATCCTCAAAGTCATTTCTAAGCCCTTGACGATATTGTTGGCCGCTAATTTCTACCCCTGAAACTTTATCCATAAGAGCCATTCTTTGGTCATAATTCAGGTTAGAAGGATCTATTCCCATACCTTGCAAAAACTTATTATTACCCACCAAACCTTGAGCCCTCTTGTCGTTCATGCTCCTGCCATATAGTGGAGCTAAGTCTCCTACTCCCTGAGCCACCTGCCCTATACCTTGGAAGCCAGCCTCTATACCCCTGCGCCTCGCTTCTGCGGCCTCACGCGCTTTCTGATCTTGCATCTTAGCTTCACCTACATCCATAGAAATAAGCTGCTGTTTCTGCTGCTCTCTTGCGTCAGCCTTCATCTTGTTCATATTGAACATTTCGTCACCCATAGTTTGACGAGTCTGTGATGATTCAGCTGTCTGTTGTGCTCCCACTCTACCTACACCAGCAGCTAATGCCCTTGAGTCACCCTCTTGTAAAGCCTCTATAGCCTGCCTGTCTGCCGCTAAGTTTGCTTCGAACTCCGCTTCGAAAGCTTCTAAAGGTAGACTTAACTCTCCGTATTCATTCTGTTCCGCTCTCTTCCGAGCGTTCATCATCATACGCTTTGCCTCGTTGTCAGCATTTTGCTGAGCTGTGCGGGCCGCAGATGCAGAGGTAAAGCCTTGAATAGAGGTGGCTATACCAGAACCTATTCCTATTACTGCCGATGTTGTTACTGCCATATCAAATATGTTTAATCATTTCCGTAGAGTAAGAGGAAGCTTCAGTAAATCCCATCTTTACGTATGTGTTTATTAGTGGTTTATTCTTTATTAACGCGTATATAAATTTATTACCTAAATCTTTAGCCAGCCTCTCCACTGTTTGGACCAGAAGTTCGAGAGCTCTCTTCCTTCCTTCCCTATTTTTGTAGTGGATGTTAGATATTATCCAGTCACACCATACAGCTTTAGAGTTAGTTCTATACATAAAGCCAGCACAAACAGGAACTCCGTCATCATAGACGATAAAACCTCCCACCCCGTCATCAGGTAAAAAGTCTTTAGCAGGTGGTGTCCACCTCCAATCTTTCCACCATTGGCATAAGATGTTTTCATAATCCCCTTCTTGTAATGGCTCTATACTTAATTGCATTCATGCAAAGATAGCACAAATTATGGATAACTCTTCATGACACTGCTTCCTACTGCAAATAATTCTACAGCTGCGGTGTTTACATTTTCCAATTTAAACTGCATAAAGTATCCTCGAGCTCCGTGTGACTCTGCTACTACGTCTTTAAAGTAAAAAATAAAGTCTCCCTGAGCAGGAGAAACCCCTGTCGTTACCGTCCCTGGCTCAAGCACAGTAGGGTCTATACTTAAAGTATTGGCGTTAAACGTACCGCTTATAGCATTAATCTCAGTTACCTGACCTACATATACAGGGGCCCCTGTAGCTACAGGAGGTGTGCCTGTCAAAGGGGTAGAGTATATATAGTCTCCTACACTAACAATAGATCCTACGTTAACTGTAAATGTAATAATCGTTACAGTAGGTGCTCCAAATACTTGGCCTGCACTACCTATACCATTCACACTTCTATCGCGATAGTCTCTTGTTCCTTCTGTTTCTCTTAGGAAGGTAAACCACTCTCCTTCTTTTTGCTCAAAATATGTCGCCAACATAGATCCAGACCCTAAGTCTGTAATCAAACTTGTGCAAGCCCACCTGTCATCGCTTTCGTATGACATAGTCTTAAAGAGCTTAATAGTCTTAGGCTCAATGTTTAACACTCCCGTAATGGTAGAGTCATATTGAACTCCGTAGTAGTTGTTTCTGGTTTCGTTTACATTATGTCGATATAGATTCCCTCCACTGACGCTCCCGTCATCATTGGTAGTGGGGCCAAAACTATAGAAATATCCATTCATCCCGATCATATAATCAGGTAGGTAAGAGTAGAAAGACGGCCATCCTTTGGAGTCTTCCGAGTACGATAGTGTAGCTGCTTTATCTGCCATAGTATTTTATATTAACAATTTCCTGCACATGCAGCGCTGATATTAGTAATTACTCCGTTAGCGTCAACGGTAACACATTTTGTTACACCGTCTCCATCCTCAACAGGGTATACCCCTGCAGACACGGGGGTCTCTCCTGTGTAATTTTCAAACGCCCAGTCATTTAATCCCAACATAGTATTTGTTCCATCACCCCCTGGCTCCACCGAACATGTGTACATAACTTTACTTAAAGGAGAGCAATCGCTTCCTGAAACAGGATTGTATGGGAATGGGTTAAGAGACTTAGGGCAATAAGCCACCATATTCCATACCGTAGAATTTCCCGGTCCATATATAGTTACCGCTACTGTTTGGACGGACGGATCGGTTTTCGGAATGACCATATATGCTCTATCCAGCACATTATATCCCGTAGTTGTTAATGAAACGTCAGTAGCAGGAACGGTGGGGATAGACTCCGTCCCACCAGAAATAAAGACGCCAAGACTATCGTTCCATAGATAACTTATAGCTGTAACGAAAGGTCCCGCGGGCGATCCATTAACTATAGGCGGAGTCAGCAGGCCCCCAGAGGAAATAGATCCTATATATCCTTGTTTATATCCGTGGATGCGAGAAGAATACTCTGAAGCAGAGAGGCCATTATAGCTCCATGTTAACATATCCGGGACACTTTGAGGATCAAATGCTATTACCACCGCTCCCACAGCACTCCCTACATCGTAGTTAACGTGATAAACTCCCTGCCCTGCATTAGCATTAACCGGACCATCACAGTCTGCAAATCCTGCACCACACTCAGGGCAAGCTTGACAGGGTCCTAAGACGCCGCTAAGCTTCTGGCGATACACGCCGCCTACCTGATACCACCCATTAGCTGATGGTGTAGACAAAGCACTATCGTTCCATATATCTGTTGCGTCACAAAATACTGTACTGTCGTAATAAAAAGTTGAAGGAATTGGCATAATTTAATTTTTTAACATGTTCCTGAATTTGTAACTACACCTCCTGGCCCTACCTGAATCCAATTCTTAGGGCTGGCCGCGGAAGGTTGAGAGGGGTCTACTATATAGAACCCTGGAGTTCCAAGACCCACTGACGGCTGACAAGAAACGTTACCTGCTGCATACACAATATCCCCTATAACAGGTATCGGTCCCGCTCCTGTAAATGTAAATTGGTTACTTCCAAAACTATTCGTGTCTACCGCACACGCTTGTATTTGCGTCTGTTGTCCAGGGCTGAACCAACATCTATTGCAAGCTGTCGTACAATTACAACACGCTTCATCAGCGCTTCCAGCGCTATAACACAACTGGTCTTCTGTAGCGTTTCTGAAATCCCAAACAAGGTATAGATAATCGTTAGCTCCAGACATAGCAAAAGCTGTCTCTGTAGCTTGGAAGATAGCAGTTGAAGGGTTTGTTATAGGAACTATCTCACTTGACGCAGCCAGTAAAGCCGTCATATCTGCTACGGTATTGGCATACAAAGTGTTGCTTGACAGTATTCTAAACTTATGCAGAGTAGGGTTAAAGTCAAAGGTGTCAGGTGAAATCTTGTTTGTTCTAAGGGTAATATTAGACCCATCGTATGGGAATATCCCTTGTGACATAGGCCCCGTTTGCTGTTGATATAAAGAAGTAGCAATGCCTCCTTGCATAATTACAGGCACCTGTGAGACAGGGCTTGTTGTAACCCCGTCAGTCCACTCATACTCAATATGAATGCCTTGGTTTACATAATTGTTTCCGTTTACTACAACTTGAATTAACGTCACCTCATCTTGAGGAGGGCATCCAGGAGTTAAGCTATAAGAAGCAGGCACATTCCCTGGCAAACCAGCGCTATGAGGCACTATACTAAACGTTGCTGTTGTTGGGTTAGAAGACGTTTTATTAAAAGACAAAGTTCCGTTAGTGCTTACCACCCCTGTGCTGGTAGTCACACCGTTCCAAGTGACGCTTATAATAATAGACCCCTGAGTTATACTGTATGGGATATCTATTTGACCAATTAAAGAACCAAAGTTAACGGTATAGTTTAACGTTTGGTCGGTAGCATTTTGACTTGCCTCTTGCCCGCACGGAAACTCTACCAATGGCATAGGTATCTGAAGGCTATTCATCCCCAGTACATACTCATTCATATAAGGGTCGTACCCTCCCAACTTTTGAGTAGTAATTTGAGCGGTAAATTGATCCCTAAAATAAGACCGCATCCCCATTTGAGAAATTACCTGTAACTGATCAGATCCTCGACTGGCTCCCGTTAAAGACAGAACTGCACTTCTCTTAGCGTCAGTGAAATACATACTGTGTCCCCACTGAACAAAACTTTCTGGGTTGAAACTTATTCCATACTCCTCTATGCGAGCTATCTGCGTTCCTAAAACTTCAGGCACAGAAGCTATAGCCCCTCCTCCTGTAGAATCTGTAATAACATTCTTGCTTGATAGGACATATGAAATCCTATCTTCTTGCAGTACCAGTATATCTGTCTCACGAGAATGTAAAACCTGTATAGGACCGAAATTGGTTTCTAAGTCTTTATAGTTTACCAGCCCTAAATTAAACTCGTTTAAATTATTAAAGTTTGACCCATTGCTGAAGACCCCGCTGTATGTCATCCCCGCGAACCTATCCGCCTCGCTAAAGGTTTGGTTAGACTCCGCCATAACCCTATCTCCCAACCTAAAAAATCTCCCCTCTATACGGTCTTCTATTCTAAAACTCTCTACCCCATTACCAAACGTGTAGCAGTTTATAAAATCTAAGGTTGTTTCTAAGGGCTGGTTAAAAGTTTGGTTTTGACCACCAGGTTCTAATGTATAAAACTGTGTCTGTGGGGTCCAAATTTGTGCAGCTTCGTGATAAAAATTATCGTCCCCTGGTAAAAGACTTTTTTTCACTCGCATCATTTGCGAAGCGTCGTAGAATAAATTCGGGTCTACGGCGTCAGGTTCTGTTTCAAAACAGAAGGTTCCAGAAGAATAGTTTATATTTACTTCTAACTGGGTTTGAGAATCTGTTTGCCAATCAAACCCAACCGTAGCTTCCGTGCATGTAGGGATCATGGACTTGCTTTTTATAAAGTAGTCGGTTCCCGCTTGCGTGACGTAAATTTTAGAAGTAAAACAAGTACCTCCGACAGTGTCTGGACCTGCCCCAAAGGTGTAAAGAACTGGGTCAAATTCAATCTCTTGATCTCCTAAAACAGGAGGTATAATGTTTGTAGAGTTTGGTTGAACCAAGGTCTCAAAACCTAAACCTATAAGGCACGCGTGAATATTAGCATAGTTTTGATCTACCAGCATGTCTCCGCTATCCCAAATAATTTGTTTTGAGTCACAGAAGTTATCATTTGTAAACCTTTGGTTTGTCGAAGCTACCCGCACCGTACTACCCGCAGGGATAGACCCTACAATAGCAGGGGAAGAAGCAGGAGGGATAAGAGCGATCTGAGAGCAGTCACTTATTTCAGAGTTATTTGAGGTTACGTCAGAGTTTATGTTCGGCGTAGTGTTGTCGCCTATAGCGTTCCATCCACTTGACTTCAACCTCATATATATACCTGCAGGGTTGGTGTCATTAATTTGGCCCGAATATAAACCTTCTTTATCCAACACCTCTGCCGTAGCATGCTGTAGAACAGGGCCATTGGCATCGCGCTTTACGGTAAGCACATCCCCTACAGACACTATATTTTGGCTATCCCCCTCGAGTCTAAACCAAAAGCTTTCTAAATCAGGTTTAAAAGGAGTAGGACCTTCATCAGTAGCGGCTCCAGTTTGTTGGAAAACTAAACTACTCCATATAGTTTCATAATTCCCCTGGCTTGGCTTTACCACAAACTTATAGTACTTCGCCCAATAAGGAGCGACATTTTGTAGGTTTACCTTTATTTTGTTTTTTAATACCGATGTGCTGGCAGGGAAAAATACATTGTTGTTTGGACTGGTAAGAACGGTAGAAGATCTGGCATACTCATCCATATATACCACGCCCACCTCGTAGTCTCTGTAGCTGTGTAAACTTCCGCGCTCTGCAGTCGTTTGAACAACACCACCTGTTGCTGCTAAATTAAAAGCAAAGTACTCATACTGTATAGTCTCTGGTAGAGTAAAGTTGGTGTAGTATGTAGCCGCAGGAGCTGTAAGAGTAAAGGAAGACACTCCTACGTTTAAAGTAAAGCTCTGTTGTGTACACACAGGGGCTGTAGGGGGGAAGGGAGACATACCCGCTACAGTACACGCACTGGTAACAGCCGTGTCGACGAGTAATAAATAATTGCTTGTAGTAGCGTTCTGCCATGCGTATGGCAAAGCTGCATTAAACAAGTCTGTTAAAGTACCCCCATTTCCTGCAGGGTTTTCCGTTGGAGGATATGTAGGAGGTGTAGGAGTAGTATAAGGGATAAGCTGCTGGAAGCTATTATCCGCCCCCACAGCCGAAGCAAACTCTTGCGAGGTAAGCATCTCATTCACCGTACTATATTGTACCGGAGCAATGAAGTTTAATGTTATAGTAAAATCAGGAACCACCACAGAGGCTGGTTGAGCATCGGCTCCGCTTCGCGTACTCTGAACGTTTTGCATAGCCAAGAAGAAACGAAAATACGTTCCTGGTAGAATAGGCGTAGTAATGGAAGAGAGATCAAACCCTGCTGTAGCGTCTGCAACTACTGTCGATGGAGCTGCTGGGTCTATACTGTAGGTCCCATTAGATCCTGTGGTAGAAGGTAATGGAGTTACGTCTATACTCTCCGTGCTGGGAGATAGCTGGTACTGCATCTGTATAGAGTCCCCACCCTCTCTATTGACCACATCATATTGGTCGATATAGTTTCCATACATCAATCTATTGCCCTGAATCGTTTGAGCTTTAGCTCTTCGTGGGACATTATCGTACAACCTAAGAAGCTCATCCGATCCTAATAGTGTAAGGATTTTACTGTTGCTAAACTCTTCCTGCTCAAAAGAGTCATTAGGTAAACCCAGCTCAGCTTTATTATAGTTCTTAATAATAAAAATATTGTTACTGGTGGTATCTTTATATAAGAGCTGTATCTCTTTTACCCTTTCAGATCCTGTAGAAAACCAAACGTTAGCAGCATTAAACCTATTTATCATGCCGACGTTTTTAAACGTCTCTTGGCTAAAAGCAAAGTCTTTAGGCTCAAAGGCTGGGTTCGTAAACAAAGAGGTAGCGCTGTACCCTCCATCTAAATATCTATAGCGGTAAGCAAAACGTAAGAACCGCATCTCCATGTAGTCTCCCTGACCTATGTTCACAAGTTCTACGTGTGGAGCTCTAAGAGGTTGAGTGCCCGTAGTAGGGTTTACATCCTCAAAACCAGGGGGTTTAACAATAACGCTGATATCTTCCTCTTCAATACCGTCACTCAAACCTGTTGGTACAGGGTAGTTTCTGGTTACGTTAATATATCTCGGAGGGTTAAGGTCATCGGTAAAGAATAAGAGATTCTCAATTTTATTTACCGCGTTGATAAGGTATGTCGGATTAAAGTTAAGGACCTCTGTACTGACAACATGATACAATAATGTATTGGTGTTAGTGTTATATGATAGTATCATATCTACCTCCACTTGCCCTGTTGCAGGGTCACCTGGATCGTAAACAAACCAATATATAGTTTCCGCCATACCATCTTCAAAAGCGCCTATACACCGCGCGTTAGCCGATAGAGGATTTCCGTTGTACTCAATATTAGGGGTAAGGTTGGTGTTACCCTTAGAGTTTTCTACCGCCCCGATCTCTGTCGTTTCAGTAGAACCCAAGCGTACATTTAATGCATCTACATATTCGCCTACAGGAACTAAGCGTTCGTCGACGCTTTTGTTCATTTTACCAGCAATAAAATTAGTTTGTATCAGCATATTACTTTATCCATTTAGCCTGTCCCCTCATATTCATAAGGAGTCTACCAGGGTGCATGTTACTTAATCTAAGTTTAGCGTTACGAAGTAAAGACGATTTGTCTTTCCGCGCTCTATTAATAATGTACTCCTGCGCCGACAGTCTATTGTTTAAAATAGAATACTTAATGGCTGCATAGATATAATCTTCAAATAATTTATTCACACTTACCTTAGAGTCTTTCCCCTTCTCCATCCCATCAGAGATATATTCTAATACCACTGACTCTGCGGCCATGCCTGAGCTAAAGTTTATTACTCCCGCTCTTTTATTAATATTAAAAGTAGGGTTGCTATTAGCGGTCTCAGTATTTAAACCAAACCTTGCTCCTATCTGATAATCGAAATACCAAGCACCCTCATATAGATAACCCATAGCCCCATTGTATGGACTGCCTGCGTTTAAGTATATGCTTTTTTTCTGCCCTGTAATTCTATCTAAGTCTAATTGAGAGTCATTGGGTTTAAGAACGTCTCCATACGCATCGAATAAAACCCTGTACTCATTGTCTTGAAGGTAAGCTCCACTCCAATTGGTTTGGATATTTTCCGTGAGAGGCATAAGGACGCCGTTCTTGTATAAAGAAATCCTTACCCAGTTGACATAGTCAGGAGGTAAAACAAAACGCAACTGATCGTTTACTTGTAGCTGAAGGATTTTTATTTCCTTCATAGCGTCATAGTTTAATTCTTGTATAGCTCTCTTAGCAAAGAATAGAACTTGATACCTACTGATGTTATTTATAAGCTCATTGTTCCCCTGATACATCAACATAAAGTTGTTGACAATATCGTCTAATGTGACATATTGATACGACCCCCAGTTCTCATCTTGTGGAGAGACTTGGTTGTTTTCGTAGTATTCGTAATCTGTTATATACGCCATAATCTTTAGCTTGTTTCTTGAGTATCTACCTGTTCTTCAGTTTGACCAAACTGTACTACTTCCGCTTCCCTTATTTCTATACCCACATACTGGCATATCTTCGCCACTAAAGCAGGCTCGTCAGAAGACGGTAATTCAAAATCTTGGAAGTCACTCTGAGATTGATCGAATAGAGGTTCTCCACCTACCAATGAAGCGAAAGTCCAATTAGGATTACGAGGGTAGCGGATGTATTGAGCCTTAACATCGCACGGCCCCATCCCATCTCCTATAGTAAAAGGATCATTAAGACCATCCCATATGGTAGGGTATACAGATATTAAATTCCCATCTAAAACATAGCATGGGTACTGTGGTGTAGGGTAAGTGAGGTTGCTGCTGGTAAGATTGAATATCTTCCTTTGGCTTACCCTCTCTACCTCTACAATATTATTAGCGTCATATATAGCATATCCTTCTCCTCCCGCACCTGCAGGGTCTACAAATAAAGAAGCAGAGCACACTATACTCGATCCAGCGGGCGACGCTGTATTAGAAATGTTCTGCACCCACCCCTGCAATA